GATGACCCTTTGGCTTAGGGCGCGACTCGATCACCTATCTGATTGCTAAATTAAGTGTCAGACTCGGGATCGCGCCACAACAATTATTAGAGCTAGATGAAGTGATGTTAAAGAACCTAATAAAGGTTCTACAGGAAGATGCAAAGGAGATAGCCAATGCCAGCAACCGTCAAAGGCGGCGTTGAACTCCGTAAGGCACTTCGCAGGTTCGCTCCAGAATTAGGCAAAGAAACACAAAAGGAAATTGCTAGCGTTCTAAAGCCTGTTGTAAAAGAAGCTAGAGGATATGTTACAGGTTCGCCTTTGAGTAACTGGGCGCGTGAAGGCGGCAAGTTCCCTGTGTTTAACGCATCTATTGTTAAGCGCGGTATTGGTTACAAGACAACACCATCAAAGCCTAACCGTAGAGGCTTTACAGCATTAGCACAGATTCGTAACCGTTCAGCAGCTGGTGCTATCTATGAAACAGCAGGTCGCAGAGCGCCAGGCACAAAGCCATCATCACGCCCCAATTTTGCTCAGGCAATGGGCCCACTTACAGGATCAGGCAAAGAACGCGGTCGTTTAATTTATAAGGCTTGGGAGAATGACCAAGGCAAGGCTACAAAGGCTGTTCTAAAGGCTATTGACAATGCTGGTAAGACTTTCAATCGAATGGTAGGCACTCGCTGATGGCTAATGTAGTAATTGATATTGCAGCCGAATACACCGGCAATAAAGCATTTAAGCAGGCTGAAACTGCCACATCTAAACTAGAGAAGTCCGTTGCTAAATTAGGCAAGCAACTTGCAGGAGTCTTTGCAGCTTCTAAGTTATACGCATTTGGTAAGCAGTCAGTCAAAGCATTTGCAGAAGATGAGAAGGCTGCACGATCATTAGCATTAGCCCTAGCCAATACAGGCAACGCCTTTGCAGCCATCGAGGTCGAGAAGTTTATTGGTGATTTACAACGCGCCACAGGTGTCTTGGACGATAACCTTCGCCCAGCGTTTAGAACGCTTCTTACAGCCACAGGCGATGTTAAGAAATCACAAGATGCTTTAGCACTTGCTCTAGATATTAGCGCTGGTACAGGGCGCGACTTAGGTCAAGTTTCTGTTGCATTATCTCGCGGATTCTTAGGTCAGACCACAGCCCTTAGCCGTCTTGGTGCAGGACTAGACAAGGCAACACTTAAAGCTGGTGACATGGATGTCATCATTGGAGAACTTACAGACAAGTTTAGAGGTCAGGCATTAGCTGCTGCCGAAGGCTATGCAGGCGCGATTGCCAAACTCACAGTTGCATCCAATAACGCAAAAGAGATTATTGGTAAAGACCTACTAGATGCCATGCAGATGGTTGCAGGTAAGGAAGGCATCGGCGGAGCAACTACAGCAATGGAAGGCTTTGCCACACAGATTGGTAATGCAATCTATGGCATTGGTGTCCTTACAAAAGCAATCAAGTCATTGCCAGGTGCGGGCTTTATTGGTGATGTTCTAAATGCTGGCACACAGATTTCAGGACTAGGACTTCTTTCAAGATTAGGTGCATCAAGCAAAGCGCGTTCAGCAGGCACACCACAGCAATCGCCTGGACAACGCGCAGCCATAGACAAAGCCAACAAAGATGCGCTGAGACTACAGAAGCAACAAAACAGCCTAAAAACAATCGACAACAATGCTACTGCTCGAAAGATTGCCCTTACAGGCGATGAATTGGCGCTCAAAGAGTTAGAGAAGAAGTTCGATGTTGAACGCATTGGCTTATACACAGCGCTTAATCAGACTACTGATTCAGAGACAAAGATGCGTTTGTTATCTTTGGTGGCTATTCACGATCAGAATGCTGCTATGGCTGGACTCATTAAAAAGGCTAATGAAACAGGAGATGCCTTTGGTTCACTTATAGAAGCCATCCGCGCATCTATTAGAGCAATGCTGGACAAGGTTGCAGCCGAAGTTGCTCAATTACAGAAATTAACTACAACTGGTGCTAATACTCCTATTGAAACTCAAAGAGCGATTGTCCGCGAGAAGCTCAATTTAGCAATGCCAGACCTGTCAGCACTTCAAAGCCGACTAGGGCAATTTAGTAATGTTTCATCTAATGGCGGTTCTCCAACTTACATTATTAACGCACAAGGCATAGGCGATCAACAGATTGCAGCAGTTGTTCAGGGAGCAATCCAAGACCTCAACAGATATGGGAACTCAACCACTTACGCTGGAGCAATCTAGTGGCAGTACCTACAATCAATGCCACGATTAACTTCTCCACCGGTCCAAGCTTTGCTCAGGCTTTTATTATCGGTTCAGGAATCTTTGGCGTAAATGTTCTAGCTGATGCAGAAGCGGTCATTGTCGATGTGTCTAACCAAGTTGATGCAATCCAGACCAGCAGAGGTCGCAACGCACAGGCAGACCAATTCCAAACAGGTCAGTTAAGCCTTCGTATTGTGGATCAGAATGGTGACTTCAACCCACAGAATACTGCTAGCCCTTACTATGGCTTACTCAATCCAATGCGTAAGGTTCAGATAACTGCTACATGGAACACAGTTACTTACCCAATTTTTTCAGGCTTTATTACAGGCTACTCAACTACAACGCCTAAGTTCACAGGCGATATTGTCTACACAACTATTACAGCTGTCGATGCCTTTAGACTTGCACAGAACGCACAGATTTCAACAGTCACAGACTCAGGCGCAGGACAGTTATCAGGCACTCGCATTAATAAGATTCTTGACCAAATCGGCTGGCCTGCATCCATGCGTGATGTCGATGCTGGACAGACAACCTTGCAGGCAGACCCAGCAACCCCTAGAACAGCCCTAGAAGCCATGCAGACAGTCGAAATCAGCGAGTACGGAAGTTTATATGTAAACGCCTCTGGCGAGTTCGTATTCCAGGACAGAGCCTTTACAACAGGCAGCGTGACTGGCACTCCAGTTGTATTTAATGACGATGGCACAGGCATCCCTTACTTCAACGCAATCTGGCTTCTCAACGATGTTCTTATCTATAACTCAGCTCAGATTACTCGCACAGGTGGCACGACTCAGACTGCCATCAATCAACCTTCCATCGACAAGTATTTTATTCACTCTTACAACCAGCAAAACCTTCTCATGGAAACCGATGCGGTTGCCCTTGACTATGCTCGGGCTTATGTGGCATCAAGAGCTGAAACCACGACTCGATGCGATGCCATTACCCTTGACCTTTACACAGACAGTTACGATGCAGGAATTACAGCTGCCTTAGACCTAGAGTTCTTTGATCCTGTAACTATTACAACCACACAGCCAGGCTCGTCAGCCTTGACTAAAACTTTGCAAGTGTTCGGCGTAGCTCACAGCATCACGCCTAATTCTTGGAAAACCCAATTCACAACCTTAGAACCAATCATCGATGGATTCATCATTGGATCGTCTTTATACGGTATTCTAGGCACTAGCGTTCTTTCGTACTAAGGAGATATAATGCCAACTTTTCCAGCAGCCACAGGTGATGTGCTTACAGCCAACATGTATAACGGCTTGACTGCCTTCACAGTTGGCACAGCAAACACAAGCGACTACACCGCAGTTCTGGCTGATCAGTACCAAGTGCTAGAAATTATGAATAAGGCAACTGCTATTGCGTTCAAGATACCTACTAACGCCTCTGTGGCTTTTCCTATCGGTACTGTAATTACAGTCCTTAACATCGGTGCTGGTACTTGCACAATCTCAGCAGTTACATCAGGCACAACAACAGTTCTCAGCGCTGGCGCGGTAGCAGCACAGCCAACCCTTGCACAATACAAATCAGCAGCCTGTATTAAAACTGGCACAGACACTTGGTATGTCGTAGGTGCTGTTGCATAATGCTTAATACTATTTCAGGGATGCTGGCAGGTGGTGTTGCTGGCGGTGACTATGAGTCTATTTCGACTGTAAGTGTTGGGGCTGGTGGATCAGCCACAATTACTTTTAGTTCTATTCCTAGCACTTACAGCCATTTACAAATTAGGGTTTTAGGAAGATGTGATGCTGCTGGTTCTGATAGAGAGAGTTTAGCACTAATGATAAATAGTGATAGTGGCACTAACTATACAAATCACTTTTTACAAGGCACAGGTTCAGCCGCCTCATCATCCGCAGCTACAGGTCTAACAGGTAGTACAAATCAAAGCGGCGGTTCTTCTATAATTACTGGTTCTACTGCACCTGCAAACACTTTTGGTGTGAGCATTATAGATATTTTAGATTATGCGAATACAAATAAATATAAAGTAACACGCTCGCTTAATGGACAAGACCAAAATAGTACAAGTGGGCGGCTTGGTTTAACATCAGGTCTTTGGTTGAATACAGCCGCTATTACAACTTTAACCTTGACTGCTGGAACTGGAAACTTTGTTCAATACTCATCCTTCGCTCTGTATGGGATAAAATAATGCCAAGTACATATACACCTATTGCTACTCAGACTTTAGCAAGTCCGACCGCCTTAATTACTTTTTCAAGCATCCCATCTACTTATACAGACTTGATCTTAGTTACTACTGTAACGCCAGTAACAGGCGGCGGAACTTTATATTTCAGATTTAATAATGATACTGCTACAAATTATTCTTTTACTGAATTAGGTGGCAGCGGTAGTGCCGCATCCTCAACACGAGGTACTTCAACAACTTCTGGTTTATTGTTTGATTACACAGTTGGTATGCCATCAACATCACAATCAACTACTATTACTTCTTTTATGAATTATTCAAATGCTACAACTTATAAAAGTGCAATAGGTAGAGGCAACAATGCTGCAACTTTTGTCGATGCCAATGTGTCATTATGGCGCTCGACTGCTGCGGTTAATAGATTAGATATTTTTGAAGTAGCAAGTGTTAATCTTGCGGCAGGATCAACTTTCACCCTCTATGGAATAAAGGCGGCATAATGCCAGATACATTTGTTAAAATCGCTACTGTAACTGTTGGTGGGGCTGGTGCTGCTAATATAGAGTTCACATCCATCCCTGCCACCTATACTGATTTAGTTCTAAAAACTTCTTTAAGAACAGATAGGGCTTTAGAAGTAGATGCTGTTTTAATTTCTCTCAACGGCAGCACAAGCAGTTTTACTGGCAGGCGTTTGTTTGGTGATGGCTCGACTGCTACATCCGATACAGTCACCACAATTTTAATGACTGCAAATGCGGCTACGGCTATCTCAAATACTTTTAGCAATAATGAGGTTTATATTCCTAATTATGCTGGAGCGACTAACAAGTCTTATTCAGTTGATGGAGTTGCTGAAAATAACACTACTTTTGGTAGAGATGATTTATTAGCGGGATTATGGTCTAGCACCTCTGCTATTACATCTATCAGAATAACACCAAACATCGGGCCAAACTTTGTCCAATACTCAACCGCAACCCTTTACGGCATTTCCAATTCATAAGGAGAATAAAATGGCAGATACAAAAATCATCGTGAACTGTGAAACAGGCGAGGTTCAAGAACTCGAACTCACAGCAGAAGAAGTAGCACAACGCGAAGCCGATGCAGCAGCCTACGCTGCACAGAAGGCAGCAGAGGATGCAGAGAAGCAAGCTAAGGCAGATGCTAAAGCTGCTATCGCTAATCGCTTAGGACTCTCAGCTGATGACTTGGCAACACTTCTAGGATAATGAAGCCACTACTGTGCAAGGCTGGTCAGCAACTTCGAGAACAAATCGATGATGCTTTTCCAGATAGAGACCGTAAGTCTGATGGTTGGATAGGCGATGCCAAGCACTCCAATCGTAAGAGTGACCACAATCCCGATCCGTCTAACGGAATCGTCAGGGCTATTGATGTGGATAAGGACTTCGACTCACGCCCCAGCACAGGTGCTTATCTTGCCGACCAAATAC